AAATTAAAACCAGCAGCTCCTTGTTGTTGTGCTGCTCTATCTAATGCACGACCTCTGTTTACTCCTATCGTAGCAGGATTAAATAATCTTCTTTTTTGAAATTCAAATGCCATTAGTATTTAAACTCTCCTGTTTTTGGTGAAGGTGAAAAACCTGCATCTCCAGGTACTATTTCTGTTCCTGATGTTTTAATACCGCTAACAGCTTTTGATCCTGTTACTATGCCTTTTAATAATGCTTGTTGAAATGCTGATCTAGTAGCAATCTTAGTTGATTGTAATTCTATTCTAGATTCTTGTGAAGCATATGCTAAGTCTGCATTACGTCTTGTTTCATTAATAGCCACAGCATTTAACTCTTGATGATATTGAGATTTATTGTATTGCATTGCTGCTTCAAAAGAATTACTTTGTCCTATACCACTAGGCGATAATAATGCTCTATTAGTTGCTTGCCTTCTCAAAAATTCTTGTGATAATGCATTACTTTTTTGTATTGCTTCTAATTGCACCGTCATTCTATTATCTTTTATTTGTGTTTGTTTGTCTTGATACGCCTGATCAGCTAAAGCATTTTGTGCTTGTTGTGCTGATTTTGCTTGCATAATAGATAGACCAGCAAGTCCAACATTAGATAGCACAGCTAATGTACCTGCTGTTCCTGCTGCACCTCCTCCTACTCCTATTGCTGTAAATACTGCTGGATGACACATTAGTAATAAACCTCCGATGTTATACCTAATACTCTCATTGGTAGTGGCGCTGTTTGCGATACTGTCAATGTAGGATCTACTTCATATCCAAGTGTATGCACTTCTTTTTTACCTGTCAAAGATTGTAACCCAGTTGTATCATCATTAGGATTACTACCAATTAAAACTTGATTAGAATTAATCGTAACATTATATGTGGTTGATAATTCTAATATAGCTTTACCTATCTTACGTGGTTTACCTGTTAACACACCATCGCCTAGTCTTACATCTTGTGGCAAAGTTTCTACGGTAATGTCATAGTCCATGCCTATATCACAAGCTGCTGCTGGGGATGGCAAAGTAACTGTACCTGCTGAAGTTACTACACCACTACCATAGTAGAAAAAATCTCCTGCTTCAGTTGAGCCTGAGGTTGCATGTACTGTTTTACCTATCTGAGTAATACCAGTAAATACACGACTAGTTAAAAATACTAATGTAGTATTGTCAGTAATAGATGCTGTTACTGGGCTAACTGATATTACATATTCATTGCTTGTGCCAGTTGCTGTAACACTTGTAACAGTATGTGTTGTGCCAGTTGCTGCAAATTGAAATGTATCTCCTTGATTAGGACTAGCGGTTGCACCATCAATAATAAATTGACTAGCACCACTAGATACCGCACCTTTGTTTTTTACTGTACCATGTGGTTGATAACTTGCTGATATAGTTTTGGTAAATGACATATCAGTTGGTATATCAAATTGTGTGGTTGCAAACTGCTCTAAGTAATATGCAGTACTGCTGTTAATCGTTCTTTCTACCAATGAAAATATAGTAGAAGATAAACATGCAATAGACTTGTAGTTACCGTCAGTATTCCATTGTGTCCAACCAAATATTTTTTGTTCTTTCTGACTATTGTAAATACACATTGTGCCATCACCGCATACTAAAAAATATAGTTGTTCAGTCCTATCTGGCAATGATGTGGCTGTTGCTGTATCTGTTGGATTAACAATTAAATGCGATGACTCCAGGCTAGTATTGTTACTGTCAAATAATTCTGTGGTTGAGGCAAAAACATAATCCCTTATGTTCTTACCATTTTTCTGTACATACAAAGTACCGCCATCAAATGGTCTTGGCATACCAGCTTGTTGTACACCAAATGATGTTTGTCTAATAATCATTGAATCAGTTGGCGTTATGTTCTTACCTGTTTGTGGTCTAAGAAAAAACTCAGCACCACTGGTAAATATTTCTAAGACACGCCCAGAAACTAAATGTCTTATTTCATTAATTTGATCTGATGCTATTTGCATTTGCAAACTTTCATCATCTTTTGCTGTACCAACATCAAAATTAAAAAATAATCCTACTTTGCTAGAAGTTAAATAATCAGGTGCAGTTGCACTTCCACCAAAATATAATCGTTGCTCATGGAAACAACAAGTTCTAGGAAAACCATTAGGTTCACTATAAAGTTGTTCATCCCATTTTCTAGTAGGTGGATGGCCTACTATTTTGACACCTGCCCCACCACCATCGACTGATTCTGTAGCTGTATCACTACTACCAGCAGTAATGTTAAATCTATCATCATCAACAACAGTTATAGTTCTTGCGCCATTTATGTTACTTGCAGCTAATCCAGCACCATCTATGTCAAATATGTCTTGTGCGCCTGATATAGTTATGCTTGCGCCTGTAGAGAAACCATGTTGTGCCATAGTTACTTCTACTACACCACTACCTTGTCTAGTTCTAAATGGATTTGCATCTAATTCTATTTCAACATCATCTAATAATGTACCTGTAACGACTGTTGCAGACGTATAGCCTGTAATAAATATTTCTGCACCATGATAACGTACACGTGTATTAACATAAGCACTTGTCCAATAATTTGCAGAAGTTGTAAGCGTTACCCCTGTTTGTCCTTTTGCTGTTTGATTTATATCTAATGTAATAGAGTCGTTAGCAAATTTAAAATATGGTTGATACGTTTTTTCACCATTAACACTTACATCAAATTGAAATACTGCTAACGTAAATGTAGTTGCACCAGTTCTTTGTAATATTCTAGGTACAAAATTTTTATGACAAATAATCATGGTGTCGCCTTGTTGCGTAATAGTTAACTCCATAAGTTCTGCGGTGGCAATACCAGTTGAAGTAATAGTTTGCAATAAAGTACCATTACTACTATAGATAGTTATAACTGTATTGGTAAAAAGTATTATATATTCTTGATCATCACTAAAGACAAATGGTTCTATTCTGCCATTGCCTGGAGCAGTTGCACGAAAAACTGTACCTGGTCGTCTTTCTATACCACCTTGATTTAGAGTTAATACATTACGAGCTTTTTTTAAACCTTGCTCGTATGCTATAACATCAACCCTAGATACAATCTTAGGATCGAGTTCGCCTCTTACAAAACTGGCTTGATGTATTCTTTGTACTGGCATCCATTAGCTCGATACTGTTGCGTTAACATTATTAAAATGCGTACGATTTCTTCTATTACGTATCCTATTAACATCCATACGTTTAGTAGTTTGTGCTTGACCATCAGTTGATTTAGCTAAAGCTATTTGATTTATTGCTCTATTTCTATACAACTCAGACAAGCTATCATTTCTTGCAATCGCACCTGCAAATAAACTTGCAAGTTCAAATACCATGCATTGTTTAAAGTATGGTGGAAACTCTGCTTCACTTGTTTGAAATGTATAATCACAAATTAAAGTGTCGCCTGATCCTGTGTCAGTAAATAATTTATCACCATATCTATCATAAGCAATAACATTGCCATTGACAGTAACGGTATGTATTAATAAAGCATCGGCTGGTAGCTGATAAGACGATTGAAATCTACCTAATGGATTCTCTGCTAGTTTAGTTAACTGCACTTGTTTAGCTGCAAAACGCCAACGTATTCTAGTCATCATTGCTTCTAATGTTGACTCGTAAAGTTGACCAGCTACTGTTGATTCTGTAGTAGCCTCTTCAAAGCTAGTTATTATGTTAGCACCCACTAGCACAAGGGCTTTGTTACATATATCAAATCTAGTTTCTGATAACATAATACCTCTCTAAAAAAAAATAATGAGGGAAGGGTGTAGTCGACCTCCCCTCAAAATTAATAGTACTTACGTACCGTTCGTTGTTGTAACAGTTGCCGCACCTGATGCTGAGGTAACTCCTAATAAATCAAAAGTTACTGTACCACCAGTAGTTCCTGCTACTAATATCATATCGTACTGTTTCAAGTTTGTTGTTACGTCATTGAAGTAACCACTACCTGCAACTGTAGCTGGAGCATCTGCTGTTGTGTAATGCCAAACATTACCAGTTCCGCCACCTGCGACTAATTTTAAATTTGCTGCTGTTAAAGCCATGATTAACCTCCTTTATTCAGTAATCTGGATTTGCATGAAGCCTAGCGGATCAATCGCAACGGCCTGCATACTCATCATAGATGTTGTTAAATGACTCACCTTCTCAGGAACGTAGTTTACCTCAGTCTTAACATCAGCACCTGTAGCAAGGCCGATAGCAGATTTATGGTAAGCATGACAATCTCTAGTTGTACTAGCAAGTGTCAATCCTGAATGTGTGAAGAATAAGAACCCTAGCCATCTCTTAGCAGTCATACCGCCAGAGTAAGGTAGTTCACCTTCTCCAACATATTCCGCTCTTGAAAATTGGTCTAGTTGCAACAAGTCAGCCCATCCAGCAGGTGATACTACAAAATATCTTTGACCATCATCTGGAACATCTGCTTCACCAAATGTCTCATATGTTGTCAACGCTTTTGCAAGTGTCAATGCCGCAGAACCATGAGCAATGTTTGCAGCGTTTGAACCTGCATCTAATACGTCAATGATTAATTGGTCTGTTTGTCTACCTAAAGCTGCCGCAGCAGATTGAGCTAGAACTTGTCTTTCGTCTATGTTTGTTTTTAACTCATCTAGTGTATCAACATAATCACTTGCGTAGAAATCAGCTAGTGTTACGTCAACTGTGCTGTGAGCAATATCCATTGTTGGAACTTCGGCATGACGATTCTTAGTAACGGCTGTACCTTTTCCTACTTTCTGGAAACGAGCTTGGCTACCTTTTACATTTTTTGTCTGCCTTACAGTATTCATCAGCTTTGAACCCATACGTTGATATGCCATATGGACTTCTGCTTCAAACTGTTTAATAAAGGCAGTTGATATTGATGTACTCATCTTTTATCTCCTGTTAAAATTAAATTAAAATTTCACAGTTGTCCTTTATCCTTCAATTCGGTTGTCCATTTAGGGCCTATTTCCGACATAATGGGCTGTATCTCTACATCTACCTTTGGTAGATGCTTATAAAAGTAATACATTTCAATGTCATTTACAAGCATTGGTTGCTCTGCAAAGCAATATTTTTGCCATTTTAACCATCTTATGCTGCGTTTATGTTCATTAATTATAAAATTAAATAAAAAAGTATAGTGTGATTCTAGATATGTTATCCATCTAAGGTTACCTTGTAAAAAAAATCTACGATGTTTATGTAGTAAATCACTAGCTAAAAACCATACTGCTGCTTTATTAGGATTAGTTTTACTAACTGGCATTGCACCCCATATAGCTACCACCTCATCTGTTTCTTTTTCAAAGATAGTGAACGTATGCGTATTTGGTCTGTTATATCTAAATGGATTTATAAGCGCAGTAAGCGGATCAATGCCCATAGCAGCTAGTTCGTATTTATCTAACTGCTGTAGATTGGGCGCTAATCTAAAACAATCGTCTGGGATTGTTTTTTCTACATAAAGCATTACTT